ATAAGGACAAGCAGGGGATCAAAACCGGCTTCAACCTCGACGCGGCAAAGGTTCTTGCCGAGAGCGTTGGCGAGCAGAAGAAGTACGAGAAGGCTACCCAGACCTTCAACAAAGTCCTGAACGGCGGTCTGGAATATGGCCGCGATAGCGGTCTGTTCAGTCAGGGCCAGATTGACGCGATGATGCGGGACAACCCCGCTTACATTTCCATGCGCCGGGTGATGGGTGATGACGAAGCGTTCGGCGGTGGCGCTGGCGGGAAGTTCAACACCCGCGATCCTCTCCGCCAGATGGAAGGTTCAGACCGGCAAATCATTGATCCGGTTCGCGCTACACTGGACAACCTTCGCGTCATTGTCGCGATGGCGGACAGGAACCGCGCCATCGGTTCGATCATCGGCCAGGTCGAAAGGGGGATGCTGCCAGACCTCGGCCTGAAGCAGCTTGAGTTCAATCCCAAGTTTACCGTCTCAGCGAAAGAGGGAGATCCTTTCAAGCCTTATGGGCTGGACGAGGACTCCACCCCGGAGGAGACTTACAAGCCGCTACTTGCTGAACGCGCATTTGGGAAGCTCAAACCCAACGAGTTCATCTACTATCGGAATGGTGTGCCGGAGCGGTGGCAGGCGAACGACCCCGCTCTAGCGGCGCTGATGCGGCGCACAACCAACGCCGGTGAAGCAAATATCATTGGCAAGGCTCTCGACAGGATCGCGGCGCTGGACAGGGCTGGAGTGGTCCTCGATCCATCCTTCCCGACGCGCATTACCCTTCGCCACCAGATTACGGCCTACATCGCCTCGCCACTTCATCCTCCTCCGTTCCTCACATGGATGAGCGGCATATCCGATGTGCTTACGCAGAACGGCGTTTTCCAGTCGTGGCTGGCCAATGGCGGAGCCGGGACGGCATTGGCCGACATGGACGTTAAGTGGTTCCAGCGAGACATGGAAAAGACCTTCGAGGAAGAAGGGATTTACAACCGCCTCTGGAACACGGTGAAGCACCCGCTGGAAGCCTATCAGTGGGTTGCCGAGAGGATGGACGCCGCGGCTCGCGTCGGAGCCTACAAGAAGGGGCTGGACATGGGGCTTTCGCCCCTGAAGTCCGCCACTCTCTCGCGCGAAGCCTACCTGGATTATGCCGAGAAAGCATCGCTTCAGGCGGTGAACAGCATCGCTCGGAAAGTCCCGTTCTTCCGCCCGAAGATACTGGGTGTGAAGCAGTTTGCCGAAGCCTTCGCCAACGATCCGAAAGGTTTTGCGAAGTTCGGATTGAAGGGGACGTTGGGTCTCACGGTCGCGACCGTCACCATCCCGACCATGCTGCTATACGCGGCCAATTACTATTACGACAAATACCTCCCCGAGGATCAGCGGTTCGATTCCATTCCCCGGTGGATCAGGGACACGCACTACATCACTCCCCCCATAGCGGGAGCGAGAATCCAGTTCCCATATCCTCCTGTTGTCGGGACCATCTTCGGGGGATTGGTCAACCGCTTCCTCGACTTCTGGAAGAAGGACGATCCTCACGCCTTTGACGATTGGGCGTCTGGTCTCTTTGGGGAATACAAGCCGCAGGAGATGATGCCCACGGCAATCAAGACGCCGCTGGAGTCGATCGCCAATTACAACTTCATGACCGGCCACCCGATCGTGCCTTCCTCCGTCGAAGCGGCGGACGGGTACATGCAATATACGAATGCCACGACCGAACCGGCCAAGGCCATTTCGCGATGGCTTGGACCTCCGGGGTTGAATGTCGCCAACTTCTCACCGATCCAATTAGAGCATTGGGTGGATGGCTGGACCGGTCCTGTGGGTATGGGAATCCTGAAAGCCGTCAACGGGCGCATGACGGATTACAAGCCGCCTCACCAGATGGCGGACACTCCCATTGTCGGAACCTTCTTCGTCCGCAATCCCGACATGCACGCCCAGCAGATCGAGGACTTCTATACCGACCTCAAATCTATGGAGGCGGCGCATACCGACTTCGCCCTTGCTTTAAAGCATGGAGACCAGGGGGAGATCGCCACTGCCACCAAGGGACCGTTCTACGGGCTTCGGATCGTCGGCAAGATCGCGGCTGCGCTAAAGATCCAGTCGGCTGCAATCTCTGCCGTCAACACTGACACGACCATGCGACCGGAGGAGAAGTCTCAGGCCGTCGATCAAATCCTCAACAGCATGATCCAGCTCTCGGTCATGGGATCTGGGATTGTCGCCCAGATACAGGGGAAAAAGCCGAGCGAAGCGTTCCAGAAGCTTGACGAGAACCAGCAGATTCAGACTGCGACGGCGGTGGCGCAATGAAGCCGCCCAAAGTCGTCATACCAGGATTGAACAGGGGTATAGGCGTTCCCGCTGGCTATGTTCTCGGGCGTCTTCCCGGCACCGGGCAGGGACCAGCCCAGCTTCTCAGCCTCACCCATTTGAAGCAGATGGGGCTTGCTGCAACCTCCAGCATCTCCACCACCTACGTACCGAACACGCGCCAGATTCACACAACCTCGCCGATCCTTGGCGGCGGACCTCTCTCGGCGGACCTTACCCTTTCTCACGCGGCGAGTGGTGTTACGGCTGGGTCGTACACCAACGCCAACATCACCGTGGATGCGGACGGCCACATTACCGCCGCTTCCAACGGGACTGGCGGGGGTGGCACGACAACCCACGCGCTCACCTTCAATAACGCCGGGTCGGGGGCCGCTTCCGGCTCTGCGTTCGACGGCTCGGCAGCGATCACGGTATCCTACAATACCATCGGCGCGCAGCCGCTGGACTCGACGCTGACCGCCTTGGCGGCGTTCAACACCAACGGCCTGCTCGCTCAGACCGCCGCCGACACGTTCACCGGCAGAACCATTACGGGGACATCGGGGCAGATCACCGTCACGAACGGCGATGGCGTTTCCGGCAATCCGACGATCGGCCTTCCCAATAGCGGCGTGACTGCGGGAATCTATGGCGACTCCACGCACACGCTGACGGCCACTGTGGACGCGCAGGGCCGCGTCACCTCCATTTCCACGAACGCAATCTCCGGCGGCTCGGGCGGAAGCTGGATTCCACTCGTGGACGGCTCCGATCCTCCAAACTTTATCACCGATGGGGCTGGAAACCTCATTCTTGTAGCGGGACCGTAACATGAGCAACACGCGGCTGAACGACTTTATCTCCTACGGGACCAACGCGCAGAGGCTGGCTTTCACGCCATCTGTTCCAAGCCCTGCGAGCGGGAACAGCCCTGCTTACATCTGGTATGAGACGGACACCACGAACACCTATGCCTATGCAGCGGGTGCATGGCACGCAGTAAACAACGGCTCCGGGGCCGTAACCACGACCGGGACTCCCGCGAGCGGGGAACTCGCGAAGTTCTCGGGAAGCGGCACGATCACCAACGGAGACCTGTTGGGCGATGTGACAACCTCGGGGACACTGGGGACAACGATTGCGGCCGCCGCCGTGACCCTCGCAAAAATGGCAAACCTCGCGGCCAACTCCTTCATCGGCAACAACACCGGATCGGCTGCTACCCCAATCGCACTGACACAGGCACAGGCGACGGCGCTTCTCAATGCAATGGTGGGCGATTCCGGGTCTGGTGGAACTAAGGGGCTTGTTCCCGCGCCAGCAACTGGAGACGCGGCTGCGGGCAAGTATCTCAAAGCAGATGGGACGTGGGCTGCTCCGAGCAGCGGCGGCGATCTCGGCGCATTCTGGGCCTATGAGGAGCAATCCCCGGGCACGGCTGGCGGCACCTCGACTGCAAACACCTGGATGACGCGCGTGCTCAATACCAACCCAGTGAACAGCATTACCGGCGCGTCCCTATCATCGAACGTCATTACGCTGCCTGCTGGAACTTACGACGTGGCGGCATCCGCTCCCACTTATTCAGGTAGCACGGTTAGCGCCCGCTCGATCCAGCTTTATAATAGTTCCGATAGCGCCGTCATAATCGACGGAGATACGATATGGAATGCACAGGAGGTGCGGTCACGCCTTCAGGGCCGCTTTACCCTAGCCGCAGCAAAGAACGTAGTCTTGCGGTCAATCGCCAACACGGCAGTGTCTACAAATGGACTAGGCGTGAACTCCGGGGGATTTTCCAACAGTGTCCCGAACCACTTCAGCGACATCTTCATTCGCAAGGTCGCGTGATAGCCGATGTGATCTCATCGTTCTAAACGGCTGAAGCATGTAGTCTGTTACCGTTTTGGGATGGTTTATGCCTTCGACGCCAACCAGTGGCCATTCATCTTTTGCAGGCCAGTATGAGGTTCCGAAGATTGTATCCCAAAACGCGAACCCGACCGAGAAGTTGTGGTCGATGTGCCTTGGCTCAAGCGAATGGTGGATGCGGTGAAAGCGGTTGTCCACGATCACCTTGCGGAATGGGCCAAAGTGGAAGTCTATGGGCGAATGGAGATAGACCGACAGCAGCCCCCATGACAGCCCAACGACCAGAGGGGTTTCGGGTCCGGGCATTTGAACTAGACTCATTGGAAGCCACACAAGCAGGAAGTTCGGAACCGCTTGCAATGGGTGGCCGATATCGTTGGCGGCGTGAAGTTCGCGCGGTGAATGATGAACAGCGTGGATCGGCCAGAACCACTTATGCTCGGCTCGGTGCCGCCAGTATGTCAGCAGGTCGGTTACCGCCAAGACAATGAGCACATAGAGCGCAAAACCGAACGGAACAGGCTTGAGCCATTGGTATAGCGGAATAATCAGTCCCCGCGCCCCAATTAGCCCCCATCCCTGTTGTAGCGCCCACGCCGTGAAACCGCCCACGACAACGCCTAGAGCCTGGAACAGAGCGCCGGGAATCCGCGCCTTGAGTGAATAGTGCTCGATCACCGCGACATGCTCGATGGCAACGCAGATCAAAAGGATCACTGCGGCCTGTCCCAGCCCAGATCGCAGAGTGTGAACGTAGAGACTGAACACGACGCACCCCAAGCCCGAGCGCCACCACACTAACCCCCAGAAACTCGGCAGGCAATCAGTTCACGCGGCGATATTCAATCGGCACACGATCTTCCGCCTGTTCGGTTTCCGGTCTGGCGTCTTCCTTGATCCAGCCCCGGACCTGAGCGAACAGGGCGTGCGCCTGAACGTCCGACAGTTTCAGGTGCTCGACCAGCCTTCTCAGGTTATCCAGCAGCTCGTCGATGTGGCAGACAGCGTGGGCGAAGTGCCGCCGGTTCTGTTCATCCACATAGTTGGATAGGACGATCCCCTTGTCATCAATGATTGCGGAGGGGCCAAGCCAAGGGGGATCGTTGGTCGGCAGCCCCATGACGGCTCTCAGGATCAGCCCGAGCTTGTCAGACTCCGTTTGAAGCAGGCAGCGCGCCCACCATTGCTGCCGCATCATGTCCGCGACCTCTACACGGAGATTGGGATTGGCGGCCACGCTGGATTTGAGCGCGGACTTCATGCAACCTCCGGCGGGGCTACATTAACATACTCGCAGGTGACACACTGCCGCCACCCACGCTCGTCTACGGGACCGTATTGGTGGACGTTCTTCATGCAGAGCTCCATGCTGTGCACAGTCGGTTCCGGCTTCGGAGGTGGTGGTGCGGGAGTATCCTCGGACATCAGGCCGTCCGACTCCTCCGCTTCCTGATTTAGGTCGGCGGCGATCTCGGCGAAGATTCCAGCGGCGCGTCTGAAGTGTCCGCTCCCCATTGCATCGCAGGCGGTAACTAATCGCCCACCCAGTTTCAGGTCTGCCGCAGTAATAGAACTCACTTGTGCCCCCTCAAAAAGTCTTACCCAATGCACAATAGACTAGAAATAACTATTGGTAAATAAAGCTCTACTTGATATAAAGGATCAGGAGGACGCGGCGGGGGAAGTTGCGTCGTGGACGGTCATAATAATAGTGTCATCGTCCATTTGGCCGACGCTGGAGCATTGACCGGAGCGGTCGCTGCATTCTTCCACTTGCTGCCAAACCTGACGGCATTACTTGCTGCGATCTGGATTATCCTCAGAATCGGTGTTGCCTGGCAGGAATGGCTACTCAACCGAAGGAGGCTGAACGCCTCTCAATTACTCAGGGCTGCCGACGAAACACATGACGGAGTAAAACCGTCGTGAAGGCTTCTGCCCTTCGGCACGGGCAGCACATGCAATCCCTGCGCGAGTTCTACAGCAGCGTCGTTCAGGAACCGATACCGCTCCGGTTCTGGGAATTGCTTGAGGAACTGCCGAGCTTTTCAGACGGAAGCTCCGGAGCGGGGGTTGGCACAGAGGTCGGCCCTACTTCGCTCGGCAGTGATATTTCGGCACTCACTGCGGAGACGGCTTCGCTTTCGGTTCACCGCTCTCTCGATGGGGAGCCGGTTACATCTCCCAGTCTAGCCCATCGCCAAGGACACGCAGCACCGTCCCCGGCGAAGCTTTCAACGCGCCCGGCGTCGGACGGTTCCGATGTTTGAGGTGATAAAATCACGCCTTATCAACGACTGGCGGCAGTCGTGGAAGTTCGGAAGCGTCTGGCTTCACTGGATCGGCACGGCGGCATTTGCCTATGTGATCGACAATCCCAATGCGCTGAATAACCTCGTTTACGGCATTCCTCCCGAATGGAGAAAGCCGTTCCTGTTCACTCTTGCCGGGGCGTGGTTCGCCTTCGGATGGGCTGTCCGCATCTACAAAGGCAAGTCCAATGGCTAGCCGGGGCCAGAAGATCGCTGCGGCCTGTGCCTTGGCTTGCGGACTGACTGCCGGTTTCGAGGGATTGAGAACGCGGCCCTACGTCGATCCCGGCAACCACCGGACGCTCACTGTATGCTTCGGAGATACGGAAGTCCAGATGCGGTCATACACCGCGGAAGAATGCCAGATGCTGCTGGAGACGCGCCAGCAGCGCGATTACGCTCCCGGCGTCCTTAAGTGCGTTCCCGGCCTTGCCGACAAGCGTGAGGCGTTCGCTGCCTCAATCGACGCATCCTATAACGGAGGCGTCTCCGCTTTCTGCCGCTCCCCAATGGCGGCGCGGTTCAATCGTGGCGACTGGCGCGGCGGCTGCAATGCCTTCCGAACATGGCACACGATGCCCGGAACCGGTGTCCATAACGGTCTGGTTCGCAGGCGCAATGCTGAGGCCACGCTTTGCCTGAAGGCGGTGAAATGATCTGGTTCGCCGTCATCGGAGCCGCGTTCGCTGCCGGATACTGGCTGATGAGCGTCGTTGATGAGTGCGACGAGCAGGAGTGGGAGGGGTGATGTGTCTTTCCGCCGCGCGCTGCGTAGATGGCTCGCAAACGACAGGCCGGACTTTATCCCGACTGATTGCGTGGTCGCGGTCTGGGGCGGCCCTGTCGGGTGGATCCAAGACATCGCCGGGGATTGCGCTCGGGTGTGGTGGCACACCAACCGGCACGGCCATTACGAGATTATCCAGCTTAACCTCCTACGCAGAGGGTCTGCTGACCCTGCCTCGGGCCTGGATGTGAGGCGGCGATGAACGAGTTTCGCGCCCGCATTGGCCGCATACGCATGAAGAACGGCGGGGCAGACGTTCGTGTTATCGAGGGCTGCGCGCTTCCACGAGATGAGGACGAAGGCGTTGCGGCAACCCTCCACCGCACCACCCTCGAGCTCACGCAGGAAGCTGATCTCGCCGCCTTCGTGATCGTAGGCTGGACCGCGCAAGGGTCCGTGTCGTTCAACTGGCGATACACCGATCAATGCCCGATGGCGAGGACACTGATCCCGCCATACGTTGCCGAACTAACACGCCGATATGTGGTGAGCCGTGAAGAGGCCAGCGAGCGCTTCCACGAAATGTTCGAGTGGGTCGAATGAAAGCGCTTGCCCTTGTCCCGCTGATGCTGGCGACTTCATCTCCGCTGCTTCCGGGCTGGGGAACGACCGTATTCGATGGCTGGCCTCCCGAGCGGTTCCAGCACATGCCCGACAAGGCGGTTCGCATCCTCTTCGGGAGGGTGGCGATCAATGCCGAGTGCGGGGTTACACCGTGGCCGGAAGTGATCGAGGCGTGTTCCGATCCGACGACCTCGCTTCTGGTCATGCCGGACCCGTGCAAGTTTCCAGAGACCGATGATTACGCACGCTTGATGTGCCACGAAATCGCGCATCTGCCGCCGAACAACTGGCCGGGGAATCACCCGCGATGACGGCCGCTTTCGCCCTCCTCAGACTCTTTGCCGGTGACCCGCTGGGCTACATCTGGAAATGGATTCAGCACGCCTCATTCTGGCAGCTCGTCTCGCTCGGCTTGGCTGCACTATTTATTGTGCAGCACTTCCAGCTTGTCTCCGCTCGGCACTCGGCGGCGAAATGGGAAGCCACTGCCGGCAAGTGGAAGTCGCAGCTAGACGGCATCTCGACCACGCGCGACGTTCAGAAACAGGTGTCAACGCGAACAGTGACCCGCGTGATCCAAGGTCAGGTGCAAGTCAGAACGGTGGTGGAGCATATCCATGATGCACCGAACCCACCGGATTGCGGAACGCCTGATGTGGATCAGCTTAGGAATGTGCTGTGAAGTTACTATTCCAGCAAAAATCTCGCGTAACGGCGTGTAGCAAAGAAAGCCGCCACCCCTCCGACAACTGCACCAATGTGGCGGTCAACGCCAGCGAATCCCGCAAGAGACATTCCCAAGAGGATAATGCTGATCAGCAAAAGATATTGAGCGAGTTCGCGTGCGGCTTCTTTGCTCACTGTTCCTCCATATTGGTTGCGGCGCGTCCCTTCAGCTCGCCGGGGCAGGACGACCGTTACTCGGCTCTCCGCGACAGTGTGACCGGACTTTCCCGCCGTGCTTCATGCTACCAGTCAGGTTTAAGCCGAATAGCGCACGAACGGGTGAGTGACCCGACAGTAACCCCCGCGAACCGGCGATTACGATTGGATTTCTCCAACTCCGCAACCACCCCGTGCGCTATCATTTCGGGTGGACTTTCGCAAGGTATTCTGGCATGAGGAATCTGGGAGATCCACGGGGTGGCACCGTTCCGATATACGGTGCAGCGCTCCTCGCGCTCGCCCTCACCGGCTGCGCCACAACGCACACCCGATGGGTCCAGACCTACTGCGTCACACCCGACCAATACGCCAAGCTCAAGCAAGCCGGGCCTCCCAAGGTAGGCGATAAGCTCACCGGCAACGCTCAGGACGATCTCAAGACGATAGCCGGAAGCGCTGTTCGTCTTCGCACTTTCTCAGACGGATTACTTGGCGTGATCGGCTCCTGTGTCGATCCGACTACGGAAGCGCCGGACAAACGCCGGTAGCGGGGGAAATGGTGTGGACTATGCGGTCAAAGACCTTCCGCGCGTTCTCTTCCTGGACATAGAGACGAAGCCAGCGATCGTTGCCTCATTCGGCATTCGCGATCAGCATATAGGACACAAGCAAATCCTTCAGGACGGCGGCACTATCTGCGTTGGCGTCGGATGGGGGCATGAATCCAAAATCCGCGTTCTCTCAGTATGGGAGCACGGTTATCGGCCAATGTTGGAGGAGGTCCACAAGCTCCTCTGTGAAGCCGATGCTGTCTGCACCTACAACGGGGCCAGTTTCGACATGCCGAAGCTGATGGGCAACTTCCTCCTGGAATCCATGCCTCCGCCGCCACCTCCCACGCAAATCGACATCTACAAGGCCGTTCGTAAACTCGGCTTCATCTGCAACAAGCTGGACTATGTAGCGCCCCTCCTTGGCCTAGGTTCCAAGGTAAAGCACGAAGGTCTGGAGATGTGGCTTGCCGTGATGAACGGCGATCCCAAGGCCCAGAGGCGGATGGCGAAATACTGCGCCGGGGACGTGCGCCTGTTAAAACAAGTGTACGAACGGGTTAAGTCCTATGTGTTCGACCACCCTCATATGGGGACAACGCCAGCCCTTGCTTGCGGGACGTGCGGCTCCAGCAGGGTCACATCGCAGGGCGTTAGACGAACCAAGGCTAGCTTTATTCAGCGGCTTCAATGCCAGCGCTGCGGATCGTGGCAGACTGGTAAGCGGGTGAAGGCATGATCCTCAGCCTCCCCGACGATCAGCACGTCCACGTCTATTCCCACTCAGGAAGAATCTGGGTCATATCCTCTAAAGGAATGGTTCAGCCGTTACCCTATGATGTAGCGAAGATATTGGGAGCTGAGATCCACTCACTTGCTAGGGCGGGGTTGAAGCAGACCACCCTTCGTCGCCGGGAACAAGCAGGCGCCACAGAGTAGCTTGCCCTCGATCTGCCGAGCGGTCTTGCGGGACAGCTTCTTGTCGCATCGGCAGCAGCGCAGGTCCATCAGGAAGCGCTCCTGTTGAGGGCGAGCCTTGATTTCGTGACAAGCCAAAGCTGATCCTTCGTATCTTTGAGCGTTGCTTCCAGCGATCTCACCCGGTCTTCCAGCTTATCTACCCTTGATAGTAACGCTTCGATGGCGCTCGCATTACGCAAGCACGAATCACAGCCACACGCCCTGAGGTCCAAAATAGTCCCCTCGATCAGCTTGCGTTCGGGTGTGTCGGTACTGGGAGGTGGCTTAGGGCAATCGCACCCGCCAGTCTGCCCGCACTGTGAACAGTATCCGCTCATTCCTGTTCCCCTTCTCGTATGTCGGTCATTGGGTCAGCCTCGCATAATAGAAGGGCGTTCGCTCATCTTGGCGATCCACTCCTCGTAAGTCAGCGGCCAGCCTTTGATGACTTGCTCTCCGCCTTTGTGCTGGGCGATCCACGGCGCAGCACCAGCGGCCTTCCCAGCGGCAAAAGCCTCGCGAAGTTGGCGCTCAAAGCTCACCGTGAGCATCATTCCTCCTTACTCCTTTGCTAGTGCCCTGAGTGCGGCTCGGAATGTTTCAGCGGCTTTTTCAACCAGATCACTCCAACGATGCGCGAAGCGGTAATCATCCGCAGCTTCGTCGGCTGATCGGGACGCCAGTTCCAGCAGTGCGGATTTATTCATGGCTGGTGCGTCCAAGGGCTTTGCGGGCTACGTTGATCAGGTGTAAGAACGAAACGTGATTCAGCGTTCGTTCCGATACCGACTTTATCCGACGAAAGAGCAGGCCGAGACGCTGGCCCAGTTCGCGGGCGTGACGCGATACGTCTACAATCTCGCGCTGGAGCAGCGACACGCATTCGGCAGAAGGAACCGGCCTCTCAACTATTCGACGCAGGGGCGAGAAGTTACCGAGCTGCGCCGGACTGTCGATTGGATTGGGGCGGTCCCCAGTTCCGCGCTCACCCAAGCTCTCAGGGACTTGGACAAGGCATTCGCGGCCTTTTTCGCCGGTCGGGCTCGCTACCCGCAACCGCGCAAGAAGGGCTTGAACGACGCCTTCAGATGCCAGTTCAAGGCGATGGCTGTGAGGCAGATTAATCGCCGCTGGGGAGAGGTGCGCGTTCCTAACCTTGGCTGGGTGAAGTACCGCAACACGCGGGATGCCAGAGGAGTGATCCAGAACGCTACCTTTAGCCGAACTGCCCTTGGCTGGTTCGTGAGCTTTGCCAGCGTCATTGAGCACGAGGCTGCGCCGAGCGCGCTCCCAACTGTCGGCATTGATCGCGGCATCGCCAACACGCTTGCGCTGTCCACCGGCGAGCTTCTGTCCACGCCGGACCTCTCGCACCTGGAGCGCCGGAAAAAGCGAGCGCAGCGCATTCTTGCTAGACGTGTCAGAGGCTCCAATCGTTACCGGAAGCAGAGGCGAAGGCTCGGCAGGATCACGGCAAAGATTGCGCGTTGCCGCGCTGACTGGCGGCACAAGGCCACACTCGACATCGCACAGCGGTTCGGAACGGTCGCGCTGGAGGATCTTCGCATCGTCAACATGACGGCTTCCGGCAAAGGGAAACGCGGCCTCAATCGAAGCATTCTTGAACAGGGCTGGGGCGCGTTTGAGCGCGTCCTGTCCTACAAACTTGAGGAACGCGGCGGGACGCTGGTGAAAGTCAGCGCCGCCTACACATCGCAGCAATGCTCGACGTGTGGAACCATCGACAAAGTGAGCAGAAAGAGCCAATCCAGCTTCGCTTGTCGGCACTGTGGTTTTACGGCTCACGCCGATCACAATGCTGCCATCAATATCCAACGGCGAAGCGCGCCGTTGCTGCCCGTGGAGGCGTCCCGTTGGGGAGCCGACGAAGCGGGAACCATCAATCATGCGATTGCCGCGTGAGGACGTTGAGTCTAGTTGTGTGTGGGTTCGGACACGCCAGCAGCTCAGTGTTTGACATTATGAGTCTCCATGTGGGGTTTGAGACTGGGCTAAACGGACGCTGCTCAACGTGTGGTAATACCAGCTATGCAGGAAGCCTCTCTGGATCGCATAAGGGTCTAGGCGTTCGTGCCAGTGCCGATGCAGCCAGATTGCTCGTCCAGAGCGCCCGTTTCCGTCTGTGAATGGATGCAGAGTTTCATAGGCGACGTGTTGCCTCCAAGGATCGCGCAGTGCGATAATTGATCGCAGATCGGCCTCGATTTGCGGCCCGCTCGGCGGTGCTATATGACTACCGACACGCACTCCCGGCACGTTCGTCTTATTGCGAAACCGAGCGTTGGGTTGAAGGACGGAAACCAGTTCGACTAGCGCCGCGATCGTGATAGGCCCGTCAAGGAACTTCCGGTGCGCCTGAATATGGGCGTCCGTCGTTTCCTCGATACCCTCGATGTAGTTGCTTTCCCGAACGAACGGCCCGAGAATCCCCGCATCTTGTGGCATTTCACCTACCTCCTTTGTTGGGGACGGGTGGGGATTGGCGAGCAGAGTCGAGAACGGTCATTGCGGCATCGAAAAACCTTCGCCTGTCCATCACCGTGTTCTCGATCACCCCTAGCCGTGCCATCTCGTTCACGAGCGATAGCGACCAAGACAAATCTCTGAGATCGCGTTCGTCAGCCATTTACATCTTCTCCTGTGGGGTTGCGGAGGAGATCATTGCGCGTCCAGCAATTCGCGACACGCCTTGCGAACTAGACGGTCGCCAAGCTGAGCTTTCCATGTGCGGATAGCGAGCTTACCGGCCAAAACCGCGTCCAGTCTCGTGTAGCCCTTTGGGAATGATCGGTCCGGAGCCTGCCGGAGAATAGAAACGATCCCACGCTTATCGACGTATTCCCCTATCCACCATTGAGTGTTGCACACCGGATGCTGCTCATGGAGTCGGAGAATGCCATCCCCAATCGACACCCTATCGTCACAATCAAAAGCTTTCATGTGGTCGCTCCATATAGACAGGGGTTCAGGTTCGCCGTGAACCTCGCACCGGGAACGGGAAAAGAACATCGGCCATCAGAGCGCATCGGCCCTCCAGAGAAAACCTCCAGAAAACAACGTGTGCCGCTAGGGGAAACGCGTTCGGGAGGCAGGGGCCGGAGGTTCGAATCCTCTCTCCCCGACCATCTATTTACTAGAGGGAATCGCCCCTCCGAGCAAGCGAAATAGACAGGGGCCGGGGCCACCGTTTGAACCTTCCGGCTCATTTTTTCTCCAGTCTGAGGTTCGCGGAAACGCGCCTCAAATGGTCTGGAGAAAAGCGGGCGTAATGCTTCTGAGTCGTCCGGTCGTCGTCGTGGCCCATGTATTGCGCCAGCTCGGCCATGCTGGCTCCACCCTCTGCCGACCATACGGCTCCAGTGTGGCGAAGCATGTAGGGCGTCACCCGAATCCCGGCCCTTGCCGACGCTGCCTGAAACGCTTTCTTGATGCTGCCAATGGGCTGCGCACCGCGTTCGATCACATACTCGCTCTGCGCTCCCCTGTGCGCCTCTCTCAGTGCCTCCATCGCCTCTTCGTTCAACGGAACTACGGGTCGGCGCTTCTTCGTCTGCTTGCGACCCGGCGGGTTGAGATTGATGGTCGCGTGATCCCAATCGACCTGATCCCAGGTAAGCTCCAGAATTGCCGATGGCCGCGCCATCGTGTAGATTGCGAGACGGACATAGAGCCTCGCGTGCGGCGCTTTGACCTCTTTGAACCATCGGGCAAATTGAGCACGAGTCAGGTGCCTAAGCTGGCGCTCGGCAGCAGCGGGCCTCCACACTTCGTTGGCCTTGTCGATCAGCTTCTGCTTGGCAGCCCAACGTAGGGCAACGGCAAGCATTGAAAGCTCATAGCGGGTGGTCGCTTCGGCCCGGTTGCGGCGGCGCACATAGTCCCGCGCCATCTCCCGATCGATCAGCTTGGGATCGACGGTAGCCCAGAAGCCCTTCATTGCCTTCCACGCGTCCCGCTGGCGGCTTGTCGAAGCAATGCCATCTGCTTCACGGGCGTCCATGTAAGCCTCCACGATGCGCCCTACCGTCCACGGGCTGTCGCCGCCCTCACGCCATCGTCGGCGCGCCTCTGCCTCGGCTCCCGGCCTATCGGCGGCATATAATCGGCGGCGCACACGCTTCCCGTCCGCGTCGTAATAGACGACGGCCCAAGCTCCCCGGAATCGCTGGATTGTGTAGTCTGACACTCGAACCTCGCGACCTCCTCGGGCGATATGCGTATAAGCGTCCCGAGCCGGAAACAACCGAGCCGCCCATCAGCGATGGCTTTGCGGATCACGCCCTCGGAGCAATCCCAATGCTCGGCAAGCGACGAAACGGTGTAGGCTTTAGACATCAGTGTTGTCCGGTGGTGGTGACTGTGTGCCTGATGATGGTGGTGTTTGGGCGTCCCGAACGCGCTTGTCCTTGAGGTCCGAATAGGCCGCGCGCCATAGGGCAGCGAAGGTGAGAAAGACCGCCGCAACGACCAAGTGCAGTAAGCCCGACCCAGGAATCGTCATGATGGCATACACGACGGCCCACACGATCAGCGCAAACAGCGCCAATCCGACAGTTACGAGAAATGCCAGCAATGCCGACTTGAGAGCCATTACGCGGCCCTCCGGCAACGAGAGCATTTGCACCGCATTTCATGAAGATCGCCGTGCACCCAACGCCTGTGCCACGGTGTCTGCCAATTAGGTCTGGACATGAAAGACCTCTCTACCTCGCGGCTGTTTCGGAAGATCATGCTGCCTCCTGAACGTGAACGCCTTTTTCGGCGCAGTATTGAAGAATAAACTCGATCAGATCCGTCATTTGATCCTTCGTCATTCGAGAGGATCTGAACCCGAGTGGGAACGGTTTGCCGTCAAGCCCGACCTCGAACTGGACCGCGTGACCGCAAGCTTGCATGAACAGGCACTTCCACACGTCCGGCGTGTGTGTTCGGCCATCGGGTTTCGCCCGCGACACGTCCGACAACAGCGCCCAGAGAAGGTTATTCTGCTCGCTTGAGCGCGTTTCCGGCCTGATGTTCACAAGCGCACGGTCGGGAGCCTGGTCGATCAGCGCCTTTGCCCGCTCGCGATTGAGGCGGCTGACAAGGCGGATGGTTTGGCCGATCATTGGAATGGGTTGTCCAGCTTGTGCCGATGCGGTGAGCGCTCATAGAACTCCCGCGCCCGCTCCAGCATTGAGAAACCGTATTTCCGCTCGAACGTCTTTTCGCCGCGATGGCTCTCCGAGTGATGTTCGCGGCAGAGGCTTATCGTGAAAGCATCCGAGCTTTTCTGCGACGTTCCCCGCGTCGATGCGCGGTTCACATGGGCTACCTCGATAGGCATCAACTGACAGCCTGGGACGGAGCAGTAATGGCCGCGAACCCAGTCGCGATGCGCCGTTGAGCGCAGCCGTGGCTTCGGTTTGAAGTGGTCGTCTCTGAGGCGCCGCGGGAGCATCCTAGAATGGGACTCCGTCATCCAGATCATCGATTGGCCTGCCAGCGAACGGAGTCTGCCGTTGCGAACCGTTGTGTGCTTCCTTCGGCTTGAACGACAGGCTGATCCACTTGTCGCCGTTGGCGCGTTCCTTGGTCCAGCCCGACGCCCAGTATTCGACGCCGCCAATCATCACCGTCCCGGTTAGGGTCGGGTGGCTGTCCTTCTCGCGCTTGTCGTTCTTGAATAGCGACCCGCTAAGGTCGCGCTGTTCGTAAGCCACTATGCTGCCTCCAGTTGCTGTTCGTATCGGACGCGGAGTTGCGCCACCGTCTCGTCGATTTCGGCAAGGAAGCCGCGAACCGCGGTTTCGATCTCGCCAATCAATTCTTCGTCGCGGTCCACGCGCTTGACGAACAGGCGCATCCGTTCGGGAAGCCGGTTGTCGTAACTGGCGAAGTCGCACCATTGACGGCCAGTGCAGGCCATCTGGAATTGCATCTGCTTCACATACTTGTCAGGAATAACCCCGCCGAGCAGCGTTTCGATGTGCGTGGCGCTGTTGGGGCATTTCAGTTCCAACAGTCCGTCGTCGCCGATCAGGCCATCGGGAGACGCGCCGGCCATCTCAATCGACGAGTGCGGGATGAAACCAACCTGGACCACGTCGCGGTCGATGTAGAACTCGTAAGCCCGCCGAGCTTCCGGCTCCGTCTCGGTCCCGTGGATCATCGCCGCGTTCGTGAATGACGGCGCGACGCACCCTGTCAGGCGCTCGCAAATGAGTTGCGAGGCATAGTTCGCCCGTGAGGCTGAATAGCCGCTCTTGGTGCGAGCCATGAGGTCCGCGATCCGTGAGGCCGTGACTTTGCCGCATCGGTCCTGTAGCCATTCTTGAGAGCCTTGTTCATGCATTTGCCGGTTCCTTCTTCTTGGCCTTCAGGGCTTCGACTGCGGCTTGGTATCGGTCGGCGGGGATGCAGGAGAGCGTCTTGACCTCGAAGTATTTGCAGAAGCGGGGAATGTCCGCCCCGACCTCGCCAGCCAACGCCTCCAGATCGTCCCGCTGTTGAGCGGTGATGAAGCCCGGAATTGTGGCGTTCGGATCGTAATTCGCGCCGTCGCCCTGATCTTGCTCGGGATCATCGCCAGTCTCCAAGCCAAGCACCTTGAGCAGCGCATACTTGACGCCGTAGGACATGGCCTTCCCTGGCCCCTTATCCTGCCCGTCAACGCCGTAGCCGAACGTGGAAACGTCGATGTAATCGGAACGGTCGTCGATGTTCTCAAACCGGACGGTGAACACCGCCTCTGTGCGGTTGCCGTTCTGCTGGACGTGAAGGTCGCGCGGGTAGTAAACGACGCCGTGTGATTGCAGGATCGGGCGCACCTTGGCGGTAACAGCGTCGTGGCTGACAAAGGAGTATTTCATCCCGTTGTCCTTCGGCTGCTGCTTCTGGATATAGTCCACTTCGGCCATCGCCGCGTTGATCCGCTGAGCAATGTTGCGCTTGCGGGCCTCTTCGGTTCGCTCCTCAAGCTCTTGCTCAACTGTTCGTAGCTTAGTCGCCATCAGTATGTCCGGGACGGATTATCGCTTGCGCGTTGCCGCCCCGGCCCCTCTCGGTTGGAATGGCGTTGAAACCTTGCGCCATCCGGCCTCTGCCGTTGGCGGTGTTCGTGAAGCTCGATCTCGCACCCGACCGCGCCGACCGGGATCCCGGCAATGACGTTCAGGTCGATGGTGCAGATGTGTTCCAGAGAGCGCTTGTATTCGGTCGAGCGCATGTGATCGCGCCAGACGTGATGACCCTGCGAGGAACGTCGAGCCGCATAGATGTGCAGCAAATCCTTCTGGCCGATCTCACGAATGCCGAGCCGTTGCCCGCGATCCCATGACCAGCGTGCCGTCGTTTCGGCCAAGGCGTCGTTCAGCGTCGTTGCCGACAGAGGTTGAAGCAAATTCGTGCAGCCACCGATTGCGCGCACGTCGGTTCCAAGGCTGAACGCCTCGTAGGAACGTGCGTTCGGATCGAACCTGGTTGCTGTCTGTGCGCTCTCTAGGAGAGATGTGCTGATCATCGGGCGTCTCCCTTCGGGACCGCGCCACTCACGAGCAGAGCCTGTTCCACGTCTCCGCCCTTCGGGTGAGTGTCGGCTGACGCGACAAGCCCCTCTATCCAGCCATCACCGCAATACATGCACGTGAGGGTGTTCAGTGGCGCTTCCACCACCTTCTTCGTCTCTCGCTCCCTGATGAGTCCCAGGACCACGTAGGGGTCGCAGATGTTGAACTCTGGGCCGCTCCCATTTGCGCATCCGTTGCGACGGCAACATTCATTCATGGCAGCGCGTCCAGCCCTTGTATTCGGGTGTGAATCGCGGTTCCAATAACCGCCCCATTCAGTCGCACCGTCCCTAAGCATGTAGTGCCATGGGTTGCCGCGAGGATGCTGGGCGACATGGCCTTGCCAATGGGTCGTCAGGCCGCTCCAAAGGATATTGCGGTGGTGGGGAAGGTGCACATAGTAAGCCATCGGAGCGCCCGCCCCGTAGGCCATGAACGCTATGTCATATTGGCCATCGTCCGGCAGCCATTCCCCGTCCGCATACCGTAGGACAATTCCCCGGCGATCTTTGTCGAGAAGCCGGAACTCGAACACTGGCCACAGATCAGCGATAGCGACACTCGCCTTTGGCCCAGACAACGTAGATTGGCGCGGTTCACGAGTGGCGCGGGCCGAAGGCATCGCCCGAATACCGTCCTCTAGGAGAGATGGGATGGCGTTCATGACAGCTCTACCAGTCCAA